GGCGGCAACATGCTAATAAATAGCGGACGCAACAATGGAAACCATACTTGGTGGTATTATAGTCCTGTATGCGGCAACATTGTGTTTACTATACTGCGGACTTTATCCCATAGATAAAACCCCCCCGACACTGAATACTAGTATCGCTAAGTTCGGATGGTACTTGGTGCAGTAAGTGTACTCCATCGTATTAGATTATTATTGAAACGGGTATCGATCTCCCGTCACCTGCGCTGGTAACTTGAACCATCGTTCATTGTCATAGTCAACATTGGTATTCACCCTGTTGACGTTACACAGGTTTGTTGTCCTCTGGAGCGTTGCTATTGCGTGCTGTGGAGTCAATATACCTGATACGAGCTATTTGCTCTGTCTGCTTTCTGTTGGTGCAGTGGCCTAAAAGTAATGTAACATATATGTTGGTGATTGTGTAAAGTATGTCTTGGAGGATTGATGGAAAATAAGAAAGTGTTGGCTGTTGAGTTATTAGGTGGTGGCATGACTATCCCGAAGGTGGCTAAGGAGTTGGGCGTTCGTCGTGAGACTGTTTGGAAGTGGACTCAAGACCCTCGTGTTAGTGCTGAGATAACGGTGCATCAGGGCGGACATATTGCTAAGGCGCAGGAGTTATTGGGTGGCGCTGTGGTTGAGGCGGTTGAGGCTTTACGGCGCGTGATGGGTGATGTAGAGGCTCGTGATGCGGATGTTATCAAGGCGGCTACGGTTGTTTTGGAGAAGGCTGGTGTTGGGGCTGATAAGGTGAAGGTGAGTGGTATTGCTTCTAAGGAGATGGCGGGGTGGTTGAGTGAGTAAGTTACCAGCTAAGATACATGATGTTGTTTCTGATCCGAGGCAGTTTATTTCTCGCCTGAAGATTATGCACAAGCAGAAGCAGCGGTTGACTGACTTCTCTTTGAATAATCCACAAGCAGAGTTGTTGGAGATACTGAAGACTGAGAACAGGATTATAATCTTGAAGGCTCGTCAGATGGGCATCTCGACTCTTACTCGTGGTTATCACTTCTGGAGATCGTACACTTCCGATGAACCAACACAGTATGCCGTTATCTCACACACCCGCGCATCTGCTGAAGAGCTTCATAGAATGGAGAAGACGTTTTATGAGAACCTGCCCACTATGCTCAAGAAGCCGCTATCAAAGGCTAATGCTAACACTTTGACGTTCAAGGATAGTGGGTCGTCTGTCAGGACTTACACCGCTGGTGGTAAGGGTGGTACACGTTCTTTTGCTATGAACGCGGTTCACTTATCTGAGTTTGCTTTTTACGAAGATCAAGATGAGGTGATGGCTACTGTTATGGCGGCTGTTGGTGATGGTCAGATTGTGATTGAGAGTACGCCCAATAGAACTGGTGACAGGTTCCACCAGTTGGTGAAGGATGCTGCTGAAGGTAAGAACGAGTGGACGCTTGTGTTCTTTCCTTGGTTTGCTAATCCGATATATACTCGCGTTCCGAACTACCCCTATGTTCCCAATGAGGCGGAGAGTCGTGTTGCTTTAGAGCATGGGCTTACTCGGAACCAGTTGTTTTGGCGCATGCAGCAGCAGAAGTCGCTGGGTGGTGAGAAGTTTATACGAGAGTATCCTGCTACGATTGATGAGGCTTTTCGTGCTACTGGCGTGAACTTCTTTGACTTAGAGGCTCTGGATAATATCCAAGACCTTGAGTGTGGGTCTCGCGACCATCGCCAGATCTCTCCCCCTATTGATGGTGAGGCATATGTTATTGGTGTTGATGTCGGCGCTGGTTCTGGTGCCAAGTCCGACTACTCTGCTGTCAGTGTTGTTTCTGTAAGCACCCGCCAGCCAGTGTACCATTTCATATCTAACACTACTCCCCCCGCCCAGTTGTCCGAGGTTATTGTCAAAGTATATGAACGGTACGGAAAACCTAAGATAATAGTGGAGAGTAATGGTAACGGTAGTTGGGTTATCCACCGTCTGCGCCAGTTGAAAGTGAAAGGTCTATACAGAGATCCTAAGAACGGAAAGGACTTTCGTATGACGGTTCGCACCCGACCCCTTGTCTTTCAGGCTATCAAGGCTGTGATGGATGGGGGCGTTGTTCTGGCTCTTGATAAGCTGGTCAAGGAGGAGTTGAAGAACATTGTCTACATACGAGATAAGCCGCAAGCCAAGAAGGGGAAGCACGATGACGTTATGATTTCTCTGGGCTTGTGCTATTACTTGTTAGAGGATACCGCACTGAACGTACATCATTCAGTACGTAGCGCGATTATGGATAAGCATATACAATCATTGAGAGCGAAGAAAGCAAACCGAGCCTGTCCGTGGAATATACGTGGTGGGAACTCCAAGGGAGGGTGGAAGTGAAACCAAACGATGTAAAAGTGATAATGTCCGCGCACGATGCGTATTGGGAAGATCGTCGAGATGAGATGGAGCGTTACAAGTCTGTCTACGAGATGGAGTTCTGGGAGAAGCAGAAGAACTCTTCACAGATTCGCATCCAGACTAATGATGGCTATGGATACATTGAGTCTTATCAAGCTTCTTTGTTCGCCAAGAACCCTGCCGTTGTTCTCAAGGCTGGGCTAAAGGCCAAGGGAAACGCCAAGAAGTCGCAGCACATCGTAAATAACTTTCTCCTTAAGAGCCGCGCTGCTATTGAGTCAGCCTCTCGCATGGCCCTGATCTACCCGAACTCGTTTTTGAAGCTGGCTGTCACAGACCGTGAAGGCATATATGACCGAGTATTACCCGTGGCTGTACCGCCTTGGGAGGTCATTGTTGACCACGATGCGCCCCGTTGGGATATGCAGCGGTATACTGGCCACATCTATTGGATGACTGTACCAGATGCTGAGAAGAGGTTCGGAGGAACCTTCAAGGCTGATGGCGTTCCAATGAAGAACTTCTTTGAGAAGGACGAAGCTACAGACGACAAGAAGCCCGATGGGGTCTCTGATATGTTCCTGTACGTCAAGATCACCGAGATATACGACCTTATGAACGATAAGCTCTACTGGTTTACCTCTACTTCTGATAAGTGGTTGGACAGCGCGAGTCCTATTCCGTTCAGAGATTCAGGTGACGACCCCGTGTTGCCGCTTATTCCAATGTACTATAACCGAATACCAGACCAGCCGATGATCGGATATTCGGCTATGAAGCGGGTATATGACCAGTTGTATGAAATGAACATCATTCGTTCTTTCCAAGCCAACGCTGTCCGTAAGGCTTCTAGGCAATGGTTGGTGAAGAAAGGCTCGATATCCGAGGAAGAGATGGCGCAAGTCACCTCTGGTGTTGACGGGTTGTTCATTGAGATTGAGTCGGAAGACCCTCTTGATACGCTGATTCGCCCAGTACCTCACGTTCAGGTTCCGTTCGAGGTCACCCAGTACATGAGGGAGGTTGCCAAGGACAAGGACTCTGGTTCTGTAACGGCGCCATTCACAAGGGGTGAGGTTACTAAGGCCACTGCTACAGAGATTGCGGCTTTAGCGGCTTACACCACCTCAGAGATTGGACGCATGGCTCGTGAGCGTGACGCCTCTATTGAGGGCATGGCGTTGTCGTACCTTGCAATGATGAAGGTCTTTCTTGAAGAGCAAGACAGGCCGACACTGGTTCTTCTTGACGGTAAGGCAGAGGTTGTCAAAGCAGAAGACTTGAGTGGCGATTTCATTGTATTCGCGGCCGATCAAGCCTCTACTCCAATATCGGAAGCCATCCGAAACCAGCGTATATTGCAGAACGCGCAACTGTTTCAAGCCCTTGGGGTGCCCAACCAGCGCATCAAAGAGGAGTTGGTACGTACTATGCAACTTCCAGAGGACTGGCTGGAGGAGCAACCGATGCCACAAGAGGCGGGCGCTGGTATTCCCTCACCCGCCAAAGAACAAGCAGGCGCTGGCGGCATGACCCCGAATCAACTGGTGGGCAGCCCATCGCCATCAAATGTCTCCGACCAGATACTTGGCGGCGGCGTTGGATTCACACAATAAGGAGTAGATGTGCCATTATTTGATTTTTGCTGTGGACGACATACTACAGAGGAACTGTTCTTTCCGAGAGAGCAGGTTCCAGAGGAGATGTTGTGTTCCCAGTGTGGTGGCCGAGCAATAAGAATGTTGCCAGTGGTGGCGAAGACGCCTGCTCGGTGGGGAGACCAGACTGGGAAATACGGAGTAAACGGCTTCTTCGACCGTGGCCTTGGGGCGACGTATTACAACTCGATGGAGAAAGAGAAGATCATGGACGCAAAGGGGCTGACGACTCTGAGTTCCTTCGGCGAGGGCTACGTGGAAGACTCGCTCGATAGGCAAACAGAGTCAGACCTTCGACATGAACGTAACATAAAGTCCTTCAAAGCAAAGATGGCCGAAACTGGCGGAGACACTGGTAAAGCAATAACAGAAACATTCACATTATCAGAGATGCGCAAGCAAGGAACTCTGACAGATACTGGAGTAAAAGATGCCTGAAGTAATGCCTGAAGAGCAGGAACTGTACGACCGAGCCTCAGAAGTAGACTCTACCAAAGAGGCCGCAGTTGAGGCTATGGCCCCAGAGGGCAAGTTCTCATTGCCCGACCTGAACTCGCTGGTTGATGCACTCAATAAGGTACTGCCTATGTTTGAGCGCCCAATGTACCCAGCGTTTACTGAGGATATTGACGGGGCGTTACCGACAGAGTTTGTGAAGTCGTTAGATATGGTAGCAACAGCCGCAGAAAGCAGCGGTCTTGAGCGACTATCTTGGGATATATCCACCGCTGAGACAGACGGAGACCTAGAGGCAATCGAAGCCCGTCTAGAGACCCTGAGTACCAATCAGCCGTTCATTACATGGCTTAAGACAGACACTGGTACAGAAGATGTACCACCCGCGCCAGAGGTGCCAGCAAATGTACCACCCGCGCCTGAAGCACCGACCCCTGACATGGAGGCACTGCTCGCTTCTAGAGCATAGCCCAACCGTGTCAGAGACAGCATGGATGCAACAGCATCAACCCCCACAACGGAGACACCTAGTGTCGAGCCAGAAGCGGCGCCAACAGAGAGTGCGCCCAGTACAAGCGAGGCGACAGAGAGCGTCAAGACTGAGGCGGCTCCTGCCGAGCAAGAGGTTATCGAGCAAGTAGCTGACGCTACAATCAATGACCCCATCTTTCAGCAAGAAGCCGATTATAAAGGCGTAAACTACCAAGAGGTGGTCGGGGCTTTGCCCGATGACGCAAAGAAACTGGTTCATAATCTGA